CGGCATGGATAAGGTAACTCCTTATGCCGCTGAAGCTGCTGCGCCTATTGTATCGAACGTACAAGGCCAATGGCAGCGCATTGAAGATACGCCAGGCGATGCAAACCTATTTGGATTCATGGAAGAGCTTAACAGGAAGCTAGATACCAAGCTGTTCCAGAGCCAAGCGCAAATAGATGCTTACATGAATAAGCGGAAACAACGTAAAGCGCCTAAGCAATAGCAAAAAACTATCACATGATCTGTATCAATATATTAAATTAATGATAGTAAAAAGCTATAAAGTACATGCAGATTATTGACAATAACTATAATCAGCCTAGAATTATGAGAAACAACGTCTTGCGGCGTTTTCCGCATGTAGCCAGAGAGCAAAAAGTATGAATGAAGAGCTGAACAATGCTGATGACGGTATCGTATTCGATGAATCAGAAAGCATTAACGCAGGGTCGGCACCTGCTAGCGAACCGGATCGCAAAGAAGATAATCCGAATGGTAGCGAAGTGGTGGATGGTGAAGCCAAGCAGGAATCGAAAGAGGAAAGCGAACACTTTATCAACCAGGAAGCAGTCCAAAAGCGAATAGGCCAAAAGACCGCTGAAAACCACGAACTTCGGGAAAAGCTACGTTTAGCAGAACAGCAGGCGAAAGAATCGAGGGATAAAATTGCGAAGCTTGAAGAATCTTTGCAAGCGCCTATCGAGCCTCCAAGTGTTGATCTGTCTTATGAAGACCCTGAAGAGTACAAAAAGCAAATGGCCGCTTATGTCAGAAACATGGCTAAGCAGGACATTAACGCTACCAAGCTTGCAGAATTGCAAGAGCAGCAAGATAGGGCGGAAGGTGAGCGAATCAAGTCGAACATTACACGGCTTGAACAAACATCTAAAGCCCTTGGAATTGATTTTGAAAAGGTAGATCAGGCGGCCACGGTTTTGGTAAGTGCCAATATTAACGATATGTTGAAAGATATGTTGTTAGAGCATGAAGCAAGCCCAGCCTTAATGATTCACTTGGCCAAGGATGCGGAATTGTTCGGAGAGCTTAACAGCATGAAGAACCCGCTAGTATTGGCCCGTAAAGTTGATTCACTTGTTGACCAAGCAACCATGCAAAAAATAAGCAAGACACCTGCGCCAGTTCAGAAGGTAAAGGGTTCATCTGCGGTTGAGCCTGATGCTTTCGATAAACTAGGCGCGACAATTGAATAAACTTAATAGTCGAGGCTACACAAAATGGCGAACAATTTAGCAAGTAATGTAACGGAAAAACTGTTACGCAAGTTTGTACCGGGTTTTGAAAACGATCAGGTATTGACAAAATCCATTGATACTTCACTGATTGCGGACGAATATGACGCAGAATCTGGTGATACCGTATCTATCAAGCGCCCTGGTCAATTCAAGGCAATCCGCACCTCTGATGGTGATTTGACGGCTCAAACCGAAGATAACATCATTGCAGGTAAAGCAACTGCTACCGTACAGAACATGATTACCGTATGGGTTAAGTGGTCGCAAATCGAAGCCGCTTTGAAGCTGAACCAATTGGATGAGCTTGTTATCAATCCAATGAAAGACACCATTGTTACTGAACTGGAAATGAGCTTGGCTGCTTATATGAAGCTGAATGCACAGGGCCGTTTGGGTAATATCGGTACAGCTATTGACGCATGGGGTGACATTGCCCAAGCCGGTACATACTTCAAAGATGTAGGCTACAAGGGCCAAGTCTATGCAGCTATCGACCCATGGTCAGTTCAAAACCTTGCTGAATTGCAAAAAGGCCTGGCTGGTAACGATCAATTGATCCGTTCAGCATGGGAACAAGCGCAATTGCCTGGTTACTTTGCATCTGTTCGCCCATTTATGAGCGATTCACTGTCAAACCAAACCATCGGTACTGCAACTGGTGCAGGTATCACTGTTACCTCTATCACTGGTACAACTGCCGCTGGCGGTGTTGGTTATCTGAACTTCAAAGATACCTACAAAGCTACTGTTGTTCTGGCCGGTGCTGGTAACGCTAAAACCATCACCGCAGGTACACAGCTTGAATTCCCTGCCACTTACTTGCTGAACATGCAGAACAAGCAGCGTTTGGTGAAAAATGGCGCGGCTATTCCTTTTGTTGGCACTGTGTTGACTGATGCTACATCTGATGCCGGTGGTGCTGTAACTGTTACTATTTCAGGCGCGCCGATTTATGACGCTACCAATAGCCAGTACAACACTGTACATCGTGCAATAACTGCCGGTGATACTGTTACCATCCTTGGTACAGCTTCAGCCACATTCAAACCGAGCTTGGCTTATGCCAAATCAGCGTTTGGTATGGCTACAATCAAGCTGCCTAAGTTGGACGGCTGGGAATCGAATGTTGCAACCTACAAAGGCTTGTCATTCCGCGCAACCAAATCATCTGACCCGACTACCGGCAAGATGGCTTTGCGTATGGACTTGCTGCCAGCGTTCGCAACCTTCAACCCTCACTTGGCTGCCCAGCTTAACGGCAACTAAGACCGATAAGGGAGGCGGGGGAAACCTCGCCTTTTTTACATTATGGCCGCTATCGCTCGTGATTATATTGATGTAATTTTAAGGATGACCGGCGAAAAGACGGACTTCTCAGACGCCCCAAATTCAGCTTATAGCCGTGCAATGTTAAAGCTAAACGAGTACCTCGAAGTATTGAGAGAAAGAGGCTGTACGCTAAATGCGACACAATACGAGATTGAAAACATGAATCAATCCGTGAACTTTCCGAACTATGCAAGATCAGCCATTGAATCCAATGTTGCTGTGATGTTGTGGGATATTGTAAACCCGAACACAATGATTTCGCCAATGCTTGAAAAGAAGGCAAAGAACAGCCAAGCCGTTTTAATGTATCGTCATGGCCCTTCTCGTAACATGAAATACCCTAGCACAATGCCGCGGGGCTCAGGTAATACCGGCACAGAATCGGTTGCCACAAGCACGTTTTATCCTGACTATGACCCTGAAATGTATCCGGAATAATTATGGAACAAGTAACCAATGTAGCATCGGCTGATAAGGTACTGCTTGAGCGTGGTTCAGGTGGATCGACTTCTGATGCTTATGTTACTTTTGCCGATTTTCTCTTGCAGCTTGGGCTTGAGGTTATTGCGCAGGAAAAGACATACCGCATAACCTTTGCCGATTCGCCATTTACAGTGCCTTATGACGCTGCAACTGTTTACGCTGATTCAACTGATGGCGCTATCACTATCAACCTGAAAGCGGTTAAAAACGGCATCACATGCAATGTTATCCGTGAGAACACAGGCGCAAACGATGTGACCGTGGCAAGCGCTTCAAATATCAGCGGCGCGGCTACCAGTGTTTTAAATGCTCAGTACGATTTCAAGACATACAAAAGCAACGGCTTAACCTATTTCGTTAAATAACAGGTGACACATGAAAAAATCAGCTTCAAAACCATCAAAGAAAGCCCCATCAATTGCAATCGTTATCGAGACTTCAAAGCCCGATAAGGCTATGCGCAAGAACAAAGACATGAACATGAACAAAATGATGAAAGGCAAGAAAGGCTGCTAATGGACATTCCTTTGCCTAAAGGATTGCGCGGCGGTGAAAGGTCGCCTAAACAGCGTGAGGTATTGCGTAACTGCTATTCTTTGCCTGGCGATGTTATGACCATCATTTCGCGCCCTGTTGCAAAGCAGGTAGGTAATTCTTTGGGCCCATGCCGTGGTAGCTGCCAGTTCAAAGATGAACTGTATATGGTAAGTAATGACAGGCTTGTTAAAGTCACTCTTACTAATCCAACTTTGCCGCCTGATAGCAATTTGACCGTTACCGACCTTGGCGAGATTCGAGGCACTGCGCTTTGCCAAATGAGCGCAGGCTTTACCGAGCTTTTCATCATGGTAGAAGGCGGAGCGGCATACCTGTATAACGATGTTGACTTGCTTCGAGAGATTACCGACCCATCCTATCGGCCAAGTATTTCACTTGATTACGATGGCGGCCGGTTTATTTTAGTGCCTGAAACTGGCGAACCGTTTGAATGGACTTTGGCGGCTGACCCGACAAACATACTGGCACAAAACTTTGCCGATGCCGAAGAATTCCCCGACTTGAACAAGGCAGTTATGGTTCGCAATCGTTCCGCATATATTTGCGGTTCACGATCTATCGACCGGCTAGCATATGATTCAAACATGGACACCTACAGAACAGTAGGCGGGGCTTCTTCGGCGGTTGGCTATGTTGGCGGGAAGGTAAACTTTAGCGAAACATTCCTTTTTGTGGGTGTTGGCGTAAGTGGTGGTTTTGGCATTTACGCCATGAGCGAAATAGCTTCGCCTGTTTCAACTGACGCGGTTAATGAGATTCTTGCAAGCTATAACGCCTCTGATTTGGAAAGATGCCGCGCCTCTTCATTCAAGTGGGAAGGCACTGAATTTGCTTTATTCTATCTGCCAAACCATACCTTATGCTTCTATGGCGAGTGGGCAATCTGGCATTCAGGCATTGAAGGCTCAAGCGATACATGGAGCGTTGGATTCTTCCAGTATTGCTATGGTTACATCTTTTCCGGCGACATTAACACGGCAAGAATAGGCATAATTACCGATACTGATAACGAGTATAACGAGCCATTAGATTCTGGCTTTACAACCATTATCCGTACACTCCCGCGCCGAAATGCCTTTATCAATCGCGTTTACATGAATGCCAACACTGGTACGGTAAGCGAAGAGGCATCGGTTGGTATGGCAGTAAGCCGTGATGGTCGAGTATTCGGCGATATGATCTACCGGCGCTTAGGCGGATTGGGTGATTACACTCAAGAGATTTCATGGGGTTCGCCTGTTATGAAGATTGGAGATTTCTGCGCTTTGAAGTTTTCATGGCGTGGCGTAATGCAATTTGCTGTTGACGGGCTTTCCTTTGAATAACGTACTGCCAAACCAAAGCGAAAGAGTAGTCAATGATAAGGGCCTAGCAACCGATCAAGCGCGCCGTTATTGGCTTATGTTGGGAGATTTCCTTTCGGGAAGTGTCAGACACGTCTATAATGAGTATGCCGATTTAACAGCATTACAGGCTGCAAATAAGAACCCTACAAAAGGGCAGGTTGGCGGATTGGTTATAGCTCAGGGTTTGGCGGTTTACAATGGCACGGATTGGGTTAAAGCAAGCGATTATACAACGGTGATAACATGAGTTTATTAGATAGTGGCGCAATTGGCCGTTACCATGCAGATATGGGCGGTGCTACTGGTGAGGCGGCTGCAAAGAAAGCGGCGGCATTGCAGGAACAGGGTTTTGCTGAATCATCTGCAAAGATAGAGCAGGGATACACAGACGCAGCCGGTAACTTTACACCATACATTCAACCCGGTATGGATGCGTTTAATCGCATGGCAGCAGGTTCAACACCTGAAGGCTTTGCAGCTAGTCTCGAATCATTGCAAGCGTCACCTGCTATTCAGGCTTTAATCAAGCAGAAAATGCAGGGCGTTAATAATCAGCTTTCCAGTGCGGGACTTTCTCGTTCTGGCTATGGCTCTCAAGAAATGGGCGCGGTAACACCTGAAACACTGGTTGGCCTTGAGCAAATGCTTTATGGCCGCAATCAGCCGGTGGCAGGCATGGGATACGGTGCAACACAAGCAAAAACTGGCCTAGATGTAGACAAAACCAATGCACTTGTTCAAATGATTATGGGTAAATACGGTGCAAGG